GGAATAAGCATCAGGCAGTAATGCTTCCAATAACTCGGTAAGAGTTAGCCGCAACCTTGATAACCGAAGCGCCACCATACTGAGTGCTGATCTTGAAAGTAACCGCAGTGCCAGCAGTTCCAGCACCTGCCCAAGTAGTAACACCAGTTCCAGCCGCAATCGACACAGTTCCCGAAGAATCGCGGATAATGTCAATGCGCTGCCAAGTGCTAAGGATGTCAGGGATAGTAATGGTGTAAGCCGCTGTGCCATTCGCAACAATAGTGTTACCAACATCACCAGCAACCGCAGTATAAGCAGCCGAAACAGAAGTGCCAGAAGCAGAAGCCGACACATTCGACCAAGCCGAACCATCGTAATACTGCAACGAATTAGAATCCGACAGATACGAAACCATGCCCTCAGACACCGCAGTGCCAAGAGCAGACGAGCGAGCAGCAGTGCCCGCATAAACCTGGACAACCTGATCCTGCAAATAAGACTGAATGTTCGCCGCTGTAGCAACCTCGCCAGCAGTCCAAGTTCTACGGCCTAAACCAGCCATGATGCTCCTTAACTAAGAGTGTTGTAATCAAGTCTACCAAACACCGCGTCATCAAGCACCAAGAAGGTGTTATCAAGTGTTTGGAAATTAAAAGTCATCTTATGAGTATTCAAATCAGTTTGATGACCAATACCAATAACCTCAGCATACTTCTCAATAGCCGAACCAACCCCACCAGGAGTGAACTTAATTTGGCAAACAGAACCCATCTCCAAACCCAAGACCTGAGTTTGTTCAGCCTCCGACAAAGTAGTCAAATTTACTTTAATAGTGTCAAAACGAAACTCTGGTTCAGCATACTTTGACACCAACACATAAGCACGGTTTTCAATATCAGCAACACTATTCAATAACAAGTCAGTTTGAGTCAAAGTAGAAATACCATACTCATCCTGCGAAGCCAAATCATCAGCAACAGCAGTAGCCGCTGTAGTGACCGAAGCAACAACAGCCTGGTTATATAACAACTCAGACCCATAAGTGACCGCTACACCCGAATAGTCAATACCGGAATTGTCATCAGCAAACACAACCAAAGAAGAAGAACTAGCGACAACCTCATCAGAATCACGGAACGTCAACTTGCCTGATTTAGACACAAACAAGCGACCAAACTCAGACTGCTCAATCAACTGTAAATACGACAAAGCATTTGTATCAGCTGCAACCGTATCAGCACCCAAAACGAACTGGCCACTATCAATGTCACGATCTTCGACAGGCCAATTCACATCCGCAGAAGACAACACAGCATTAACACGAGCACCCGACAACTGAACCGTCTGTGCCCCACCAGTCAACGTTTGACCAGCCAACAACATAAACCCATCAGAAGCCGTCAAAGAGGCTGTAGCGTCGCCCTGCAAACTCCAATCAAGGTTCCAGTCATCAACGCGACCCTTGTATTGCACAACACCATCAACAGTGACGCGAATTTCACGGTGAGGGATGACTTGACCATAAAATGGCGAAGACGTATAAGTAGGGTCAAAAGCACGGTCAAAGTTGCTGAACGTCACAGAACAAATACCAGAATTGTAACGGTCTAACTCACGACTTTTACCGCGAGTAATCGAATACGAACGAACACGATTAGTGACATCAATAAAAATGTTGCCACCCAAAACCCACTCAGGGTCATCTAATCTACCCTGAACAGGATCGTCAAGGACAAGATACGGGCCAGCGCCAGTAGAGGTAAGGTCAAAACCAATCTCAATTTTTTCAGTAAGCATTAAGCAAACGCCATTCCCGATGTCTTTTCATACTTCTTAATCAAGTTTACAATCTGACCACCAAGGACAGCACCATCAGTACCCAAACCAGCATTAACTGTCACATTCACAGTATTTGAATTCGTCGTATAACCATTACGACCAAATGAACCACCAGCTGCAACGCTAAAGTCAGGAGTCACACCCTGAGCAATTTGAGTAGCCATGAACTCATTTTGTGCAGCCGTGAACTGGCTCAAAGTCAGCCCCTTAGAAGTATCCTGAGCGGTAGTACTCGAAATCCCAGCCATAGCCGCCGCAGCACGCTTCGCAGCGTTCTCGGCAGCTTGCCCAGCCTCAGTCCAAGCTGCAGCAGCTTTAGCAGCATCCAAAGCAATAGCATCTGCCTGAATTTTTGCTTCCAAAGCAGCAGCCTGAGCCGCATCACGAATCTTACGAGCAGCTTCTTCCGCGTCAGCAACAGCCTTAGCAAAAGCAATCGCCAACTGAGAATCCAAATTCAACTTGAAAGTTTCGGCAAAAATAGTCGCCAAACTCGTGCCAGCCTGAGCAAGCAACTGATCTTGAGCGTTAATGCCAGCAATAATTCCATTAGTTAAATCAAGGCCAGCACCATACATAGTCTGAGCAGTTTGCTCTGCCAAACTAGCGCCCATGTCATTAATTTCTTTGAAAAGATTATTGACTTCAGAAACAGTATCCGCACCACCATCAACCAAAGCCTGAGCGGTAGCCCCGCCCGCTTCCGCGCCTTGCATCAAAATTTGCTGATACAAGTCTTGGTTAAGGCCAAGGGCCTTGAGTGTCTTTAAATTAGCAATGAATGATTTAGTGCCATCAACAAGTTTGCGGAAATTAGAAACAATCGAATTCTGGGTAACAATCGAATCAAAAGTTGTAGTAGTAGCAACTTGAACGTTGCCAACCATTTTGGTAACAGTCTGAGTAATTTTCTGACTTTCAGAAACCAAGAAACTTGAAAGTCTCACATTACCTGAGATGGCCTGCCTAATGTCAGACATCAAAGTTGTGACAAGTGACTTCTTCTCAGCAAGTTCATCGCGTTGTCTACCAATAGAGCGAAGGATAGCCGATTCTTTTTGAGCATAAGCAGAGAGTTGGTTATATCCGTCTTGCAACAAAGCGCCCGAAGCGAGACCAGCCTTAAGAGCATCAGCAACGCCGTTAAAAGCAGAAACTGCTTGCGACTCCCATTTACCCAAATCTTCTTCAGATTTAGCAAACGCAATAACAGATTCCAAAGTTGATTGCATAGATGAACGCATTTCATCCATAGACTCTTTAGCTTTATCCGTAGCGCTCGTAACAGAGTCAGCGTAAATAGAATCAGCTTCTGCAATAGCGTTCTGATAAGTTTTTAGATTTTCAACTAATTGAGCTTGGTAAGTATCCCAAATGCCAGCAATGCGAGAGTTTTCCTCGGCAATTTTTTGAGCAGCTTCATCAGCAAGTTTTTTCGCCTTTTCAGCAGCCTCTAGAGCAACCTCAGCCGCAGCTTGAGCCGCATCAGCAATCTCCTTAATACCAGCCTTAGTCTTTGAGAACAAAGCCTGTACCTGAGCAACCGAAGCCTTACCACCAGCAATAATGCTTGTGTAAACCTTCATCCAGCCTTCGCCAGAACCAATAATCGACTCAATAAGACCCTGGGTAGCACCAAGCGACTTAAGTTTTAGCGTGGCACGTTGCTTACGGTCTTCCTCAGCAAGGGCTGCATAAAAGTCCTTAACATAATCCGTAGCAATCTTGCCAGGGTCATCCTCTGGGCTAGGAGTTGGTTTTTCTTTGCTCTTAAAATAAGCCTGAGCCTGAGCCGTCAAACGCGCCGAATCAGCCGCCATAGAACGAGCTTGATTTTGCTCTGCGCTTTTAGCCTCAAAACGATTCATGAAATCATTGAACAAACCCAAACCAGGGATAATCTTGCCCAAAGCAGCAGAAGCAGACTTCAAGAAATCCATAAAGCCTGAACCAAAATTGCTATTAGTTACCTGATAAATGTCACTAAAGAAACCAAAAATCTGATCAAGCCCACGCCCAACCGATTCCATCTTCTCAGCAATCATGTCCAAAACTACAGCCAAACCAGTTGACAACAAACTGATCAGAGGTGAAATAAATTGGAACAACTTACCAACAACACCAAGAAGGTCACCGAGGATGCGTAACACAGGAGTAATCAACGGCATCAAAGCAGTCATAACTTGACCAATACCGCTAAAAACTTCGCCAATCTTCGGGCCACTCTCAGCCACAATAGGAATCAGCAACTCACCCATACGAGCCAAAACAGGCAACAAACCTTCACCAAGTGAAGACTGCAAATTTTGGAACGCCGCACTCAATCGCGCCTGAACACCATACAAAGTTCCGCTCTGAGCCGCGAAAGCACCCTGAGCATCAGCAGAACGCAAATACAACTGTTCCAAACGAACCTGCTGTTGAGCATTCAACAAAGCCTGACCCGTTAGTTTATCCATGCCCTTAGCTGCAAGGATGGTATTGATTTCGTTTTGCTTAAGAGCAACACCAAACTTTTCAATCGGGTCATACTCACCACGGAACAACGCAGTCATAGCAGTAAGCGCTTCACTCACGTCATAACCGTAAGTAGTCGCCAAGTCCTGAGCCAAACCAGTCAACTTCATAGTCTCAGTAGAGACATCGCCCATACCAAAACCAGCCTGCTTCAAAACAGAGCCAAGGAATGTTGCTGTACGAGCCGCATCAGTCTGACTAATACCCATACCAGCAGCATCTTTAGTAAACTGCACCATCTTTGGAGATAACTCACCAAAAACAGTATTTAAAGCAAAAAGGTTACGCTGTAAATCACGAGCAGAAGTAACAGACTCAGAAACAAAATCAACAGCCGCACCCATAGCCTTAACACCCACAGCTGCAACAGCAGCCTGAGCACCAATACGCTTAAGACTGTTACCAAGCGCACCAAGCGCACCCGTAGCAGCATTAATACCAGCCGCATTAAAGGTAGAGAGAATCGGTACAATAACTGCCATGACTACTACTTCCTACGCATTGAAGCGTTGATTTTACGGGCCTCAGACTCAATAAATTTATTCATGTCAGCGTTAACCTCGGGAATAGCTTTCCAAGCTGCAGGCCAAACAATACGCGAAGGACGATCAGCGCGTTGCAGGCTCTTAGACTTAGCTGCAGCTTTCAACAAACCTCTACCCTGACCATTGATGCGGTGACGACGCTCACCATCAGGATGACCAGAGTAGTCATAAAGACGTGACATACGCTGACGACTGTCAACGCTCTTAGCCATATCCAACATAGCCAAAGCAGGTGACCAAGCCCACACAGACACAATAGAAGTGCCCTTACGCTTATACATTCGCGTATTAACTACCATTGTAGTTTTCTTTGGTGAAATGTAAGCGCCCCAAGCCATACGACCAGGAATAACTCTAGGTTGCATACCCTTAATGTCAATCTTGTTAGGGATAGCCTTTTTAATTGCCCGCTCAACAGGCTTACCGATTTCTTTAGCCTCACGCTTAAAACGTGACATTACCTTTGGCTCAACCTTACGCAACTCTTTAGCAAGAAAACGCCAATCAGTAATCTCAATCTCCATGCGTGAATTATTCTTCACTTGGATACTTGGCATAATCGACCTTCCTTACTTCTACTATTCTACCCGCCAAAAGCAAAACCCCCTCCGGAGAGGGGGCTTCACTATTTATTGGCAGTCGTGTTCCGCGCAACCATCCAGCGGTGCATAGTCCACAACATACGATCATCCAACAGCATCAACTCACGCGGAGAAATGCCAGTTTCGCAAGCTAGGCCCGCGATAAACCAATGTGTCGAAGATTCGCCTAAGCCACGGATTTTGGGTCTAGGTCACTAGCCCCAATGTTTGCAACGGTCTCAACCCAAGGGTCAAACTCCAAAGCAGTCGCCTTACGACGAAACTCTGAATGCCAAGCCAAGAACAACAAATAAGTCAACTTCATGTCGTTACCAAAGTTAGTAACAGAAGTCTCAAACTTGTTTTCGAAAGCCACTAGGTCACTTGCAGAACAAGTAATTTCTTTTGGCTCTTTAATACCTTCAAATTCAACGCGTAGATTGATTTTCAATGTGTGTCCTTAGATTAAGCGGTAGCCTTCGAGATTGCTCCCGAGGTAGGCCAAGTAACTGAAACGGTCGAAAGGTCACCCACTGCGCCTGCCACGGGGTTCCAACCGTTAACAAGAACGGTCGCAGTGTAAGCAGGTGTGGTTGACGAAGCTGCGGTACCGTTACCAGCAATGATAACAGCGGTCGCAATCGAACCGATTAGTGGGAAGATGGTTGCATCAACCGAAGCTGCTGCATAGTCCTGGTGGAAGTCGATAGAAACAGAACCCGACTTGAGGCCGCCAACTAGCTCGGTGTAACCACCAGAAGCGAAGTCAGTAGCATCAACGTCAGCGACGTTCATAGCGATTTCAGCACGAGCGACTGAAGATGATAGGTCAACACCGTTAATGGTGACCTTGTTTCCTGTGACAACATACTTTGCCATATTGTTCTCCTAGCTTGCGTACACCACTACAGAGAATTCTGCAGCGAGGTATTGGTTTTCATTTACAGAGATTGAGCCATACGAACTAATCTCAGTCACTCGGCAGTCATTTGCATAACCACTGAGAGTCCTATCCAATTCTATCGCCTGTTTAACAGAGTAGTCGCCTGAGCCTGCACAGTACACATCTAAAGCGTTTTGTCCTGAGCGTTCGTCCATGCGTTGCACAATAACAGTGACGGTAAAACGGAACTGATCAAGCCCACGGTTCATAGCAATGTCAAAAGTGACAGGGGTTCCGTCAGGTTCAACAATGGCAATAGGTGGATTTATTAAGTCTGGTGCATAGTATGAGGTGCGTAGACCAGGGATGCGAGCAAGGTTAGTTGCGATACCGCTACGAAGTTCGGTAATGCTTGCCATTATGCGAAGTTTCTCATGGTGCGGTACGAGTCAAGCAACTGTGCCACGTCAGGGTCGATACGGCTAGAGACACGCATAACACCCATGTCGCCAAAACCTGCAACACCAAGAGGTGAATCATTGCGCTTAAAGATACGAGCTGCTTGCAGGATACAAGCCTGCTTAACGTTTGCAGGAATTGAAGGCCAACCCCAAACGCCTGTAACGCGCACAAGGGTCAGGTTCTGCCAGTATGGGAAGTAGAAGCGACTGACTGCTTTAATGCCCGTGTACGGCGTTGTAAGCCCGTTTACGCGACCATTCACAGGAGTCAACTGGTACTCACTAGCAGACCAAACAGTATCAAACACCATGTCAGCCTTAGTTGACGTAGCCAACTCGCTAATTGACTGCAAATCGTCAATCACAACACTGTAGTTGTCATCTGCTTCAAAATAGCGGGTAGCAGTTCCAGCGTTAGTGAAATCACGGTTAGTGTAAGCGTTGATGAAGTCACTGGCAGAATTGATAGAAGCCTCCAACATAGTGTCATCGATTGTGTCAATGATGTGGAGTGCGCTTTTTAGTTCTGCAAGAGTGCAATAGCCCATTCTGGAACCTTTCGGAAGTCTACTTAACTATTCTACCGCTTTGCTAGTCGCGCCTTAATGTCAGTAGAGGAGATACCCTGCGTGTAAGGAATGTACACAAGCCCGATACCGCGCTCATCCAACCAGTCTTGAGTAAATCCCATTTGAGTGTAGTAGTCGCGTCTAGCCCAATCAGAACCAATCACAATCAGGTCAGGGGCAACCCAATCGATAGCCATAGTGCTGTCGGCACCGCCCCAGTTCTCAACAACCTCATCCACATAGCGACAAGCCTTTAGGACAGCCCTACGTTCGGCATAGGTCATGACCAGCCCTTTGCCTTTGTAAGCCTTGATGAACTCATCACTGTTCAGGCTGACAACAACCTTGCCATTCTTACCAGCAAGTTGCTTGCAACGCTTTAGGAAAGCGACGTGGCCAGAATGAAATAAGTCAAAGGATCCACCAGTGTAGATAGTTAATCCCATCGGTTATGCCTCCGCGTCTTTAAAGTCCACGCACCCTGCGTGAAATCATCCTCAGCAACCTTCTTCGAATACAAGAAACTATTAGCTGCAAAAGACTTCGTGTTGTACTGCTCAAAACCCGACTTTAACGTAGACGAATTCTCATGATGCACTTTCGCCTGAATAGTGCGAATAGGGACACCAGCATGGTTCACGCGACGTTCCAAATCGTTGTCGTCAAAGTACAACGGGTAAAAACGTTCGTCGTACAAGCCCACCTTGTCAATCATGCCCTCGCCAAAGGCCACACAAGACCACTGAGGAACAATGTCAACAAAGTTCAACGCATCAGTATCAACTTCAGCGTAAATCTTTTCCAACGCCCCAGCCTCAAACCAGGCATCGTCGTTAACTAGAAGCCAGTAAGGGGCGTAAGGGGTTGACTTTACAATAAGGTTCCAAGCACCCACGAGCCCCAAGCCAAAGGGAACGCGAATAACCCACAAATTAGCGACCAAATCAGGCTTGACGGGGTTCCAGGACTGGCTACCTGAATTATCAACAATAACCAGATGCTCCACAGGATAATCAATAGAAGCAAGGAGACGTTCAGCAAGGTCAAACCTCTTTAAAGTAGCAAACCCAAGAACAGGAATCACTTAAGTAACTTCTTCAACACAGGCACCCAATACTTTTCCCAAACAGTTTCAACATCAAACTGTTTAGCAAAATCAATAGCAACCTGCGAACGACCACGCCCAGCCTCATAAGCCAACTCCAACGCAGAAACAATCGAAGGAATCAAAGGCACCTGCCAAAACGCTTCCTGAGACGGATCCCACATCGGCTGACCCTCAACCAAAAACCCATCCGCTGCAACCAAATCCTTAGGAGCAGTCCAAGAGGACGCAATCACACGAGTACCACACGCTTGAGCCTCCACAATAGGAATCTCAAACCCGCCACCAAACGAAGGGGCCAACAACACATCCATGCCAGTGTACAAAGCTGCAACTTCTTCAGCAGACATACCAAATTTGTAATCCACAAACGGAGGAAACATTACAGCCTCCTTAGGGATACCCATAGCCTTCAACATAGGCAACAAGTTCCAGCCACCAGCAGTACCCAGAGGGTCAGTGTGCAAATAAAGTTTTGCGTTCGGGTGGCTCTGGAGGAAAATACTAAATGCCAAAAGATTTTCAGAAAACGCTTTACGATGAAGTAGGCCAGAAGCCTTATTAGCCGCTACCGAACCAACAACAAACGTATCCTCGCTCACACCCATAAAATCACGAACATTCTGCCCCTGAATCTCCCAAGTAGGCTTCATAATCTTCGTATCAATAGCGTGAGGCACATACTCGCAATCAATACCCTTAGCCTTCATCTGCTCAACACCAAACGGTGACATAGCAATCGGAGTCACATTAGGCTTACGCAACCACGCCTCAACCTTAGGAGGCAAAGTAGTGTGATCTAAAGGCACCCAAGAAGCAATGTTTAACTTATCCCAAGCTGCACCCTTAAGAACCCAAACGTCGTACAGGGTAATCAGAACATCTTTAAGGTTCTTGTTCTGAGCCTTCCAATGAGCGTGTTGCATAGGAGCCACATCATTGGAATACGCATCCATGCCACGCGGATAATGAGGGATAACACCATACCCAGTGTCATAAGTAGAAATGTTACCCTCGACACCATAGTTAGAGAGAGCTGCAACCTTAGCCCCATCGCGTTGCAAACGGTCAACCAGCATTTTCGCCTGCATACCGTAACCAGTAGGTTGACCAGGTGAGTTAGACCAAACAGAGACAGTGCCCTTGATTTTTCCCATAATAATCCTTCGTAGTAGGTATACTCATAGTATAAGAAAAACCCCAGCGTTGCGACAACAACCTGGGGCATGACCGACTAGATAAGGAGTCGATATGAACGAGTCTAAGCTCTGTTCTCGCTGTAAGCAAATCTTGCCATTTACAGCCTTCAATAAAAAAGCATCTGCCCCTAGTGGATTGAACTCAGCTTGTCGAGATTGCGCCAATGCTATGAAGCGCAACATGACACCCGAACAGCGCGCTCGCAAGAATCTAAAGAATCGCATTTATAGGGCAGAGAACCCACAAGCGGTGCAAGCAACCAATCGCAAACAGTATCTCAACAAGCGACAAGAGCGCATCGCATATGCCGCGCAATGGATTGAAAATAACCGCGAACTTCATGCAAGTTACCAGCGCAATAATGCTCACAAGCATAAAGAGCGCAATGCTGCATACTCAAGAGCTAGGCGAGCCAAGATGAAACTAAATGGCACATATCTCATTACATTGAAAGAAGTGCAAAAGCTGATTTCTAGCCCTTGCTTTTATTGCGCAAAGATTAGCAAATCCACTATTGATCATGTAATTCCAATTGAGTTAGGTGGAGTCGATGGCATTGGTAATCTCGTTGCAGCCTGTAAGTCGTGCAACAGTTCTAAGAGCGCCCTAACCATAATGCAATGGCGAATGAAGAGAGCGCGCATGGGAAAACCCCTGCCACTCGCCTACGCACGAGCAACAGGGGCTTTCCGGCTTTAAATCAAAGGCTACGAACTAGCGCCCTTGAAATATTGGATGTGTGAAGCGTGGGTTAGTCCACCGTCAACACGAATCAGACCACGGTAAGTGGTGACATCGTTAGCGAACGCATAGTCGCCTGAAACGTCAACACGGATACCGCCAGCAACGCGAGCCTTGAACGAGTCAAGAGCACCGAATAGAACTGACTTAGCACCAGTAGCAACAGCAGCCACGCCTGGGTTCTCGTAAACCGAGTAACCAAGAAGGGTTGCAGCCTGTCCAGGAACAGCAGAGTCAGTCCAAATGTATGAACCGTTGCCATCCTTGAGCTTGCGAGCGGTCGCTAAACCAGTCTTGCTCATCTGGAAACCAGTCGAAGGTAGCATACGAGCTGATCCGTCGATTGCGTAAACAAGGTCTACAAGGTTCTCATAGGTGAACGCACCTGCAACACCAGTTCCACCAGTTACAGCAGATCCAGCAGCGGTAGCCAACTTGGTGGTTAGGACTGAGTTGGTCTGAATACCAATAGCCTTACCAAGTTCCTGAGCGATGTAACCAGTGATGTCGAAGCCTGCATCTGCAACAAGTTCTGAAGCGATTGATACAAGCGCACCGTACTTCTCAGCACCAAGGGTGATTGATGAGAAGGTTGGGTTTGACTCTGCGATTGCTGAACCAGCAGCTACTGAACCAGCAGATGATAGAGCAGTAACGGTTGGGATGACTAGGTTCTCACCTGAGGTGGTGTTGAAGACCTCTGAAACGGTTAGCATTGGGCCAACCATCTGAGCAACTTCGAACACACGGTTGTAGAACGACTGACCAACAGTGTTTGAAGACGGTACAAGAGCTGCACGGTTTTCGAACTCGTGACCGCGAACTTCTCCACGAGCAATAGCGCGTAGTAGGTCAGCGTCGTTGTGTGAAGCCTTCTCTGGAACGATGAACTGTGATGCAGCCTCAGATGCACGAGCTTCACGCTCTGCAACCTTGGTAGCGGTGGTAATAGCAGCGTCGCGGGCTTCGATGTCGGCCTCTAGACGAGCAATCTTCTGAGCGTCCTCAGCAGTTAGTCCACGCTTCTCTGATTCTGCGATGTCAATAACTTCGCGCATCTGAGCAACAAGGTTGCTGCGAACCTCAGCCTGAGTCTTAATAAACTCTGACATGATTCTCCTTAAATAAATTGAATAAGTAACCTGCCGCGCAAACGCTGAACAGAACCTGACCGAGCAAACTCAGAGCCATTAATACAAGTTTAGTGGACGCTTGCACACGCGTAAAAAGAACCCCCGCAGGGAAAGGGAATACCTGCGGGGGAAAGAAACGCTATGGGAAGTTAGCGGGTTTCTTTTGCTTCTACGACTCGCGCTTCTTTGGACGGGGTAGAAGACTTCTCAACAGACTTTGCTAAGTCTTTTAGTAGGTCTGCAATCACACCAGAATCAGGGTTGCCAGCAAAGTCTGCCACAACCTTAACTGCAATGTCAATTTCTTCTTTGGTAGCCATTAGTTGCCCATCTCTGCTAGTGCTAGTTTTGCTTTGTAAAGAGCCAACAGGTCTTCCTGTGATTCTTCGACTTCTTCAGTCTTAGTTAGTTTACCAATAACTTCGGTAATCAACTTGCCCTGTTCTGGGTCAAGTTCTTCACCTGACTCAATGCGGAGCAACGCGTCAGCTAGAACATCTGGTGAGATGCCGTCAGTTGAACGCACTGATACGGTGCCTGAGGTCTGTTCGTACGCAGGCGTAGAAACCAATGATACTTCGTAGAGAGAAACGTCTTCTAGGTAGCGTGTATTCCCGTCCTGCGACCAAGAATCCTTGCGAACTGAAAATCCAAAGGACATCGCATCAATCACGCCAGTCTTCACCAAAACAGCAAGATCGCGCCCTAAAGTCGTCTCAGGTAGAGTCGCAGTAACCTTGAGCCCGCGCTCATCCTCAACAAGTTGTAGCGAACCGTTGCGGGTTGAAGCCAACGGGTTAGAGGTGTCGTGGTTCCACAACAGCATCATGCGGTTACGTGACTGAAGCGAACGCTTGAAAGCACCAGGCTTAACAATCTCAGTGAATGGGAGTGGGAGACTAGGCTCGTTAAATACGGAAGCGTAACCTGTGAAGGTTCTGCCGTCTCCCTCTGCACGTAACTCAATGTGGTTAGTGCGAATCTCACCCTTACCGAGTGAACGACCCTCAGCGCCCTCAAGTTTCGCCTTGATGCTGTAAGCCACCTTAAGCCACTTGGCTCTTGACTCATCCATAACTCCGTCAGTCATTGCACTTCTTTCTTCTTCTCTAATCCTAGCAACTACGCCTTCCGCATAGGCTAGTGTGCGTTCGGCTGAACGCTTAGAAGGGCCTGAACCCCAAAGTAGGTGAGCAACGACTCCTGCTGACGGGTAGTTTTCTGATGAAGGGTTAGCGTCCGGTGAATCAAGATCACCTAGGTGCCGAGCAATCCAAGCCGCAATACGAATCCACTTATCGTCACTGACAGTACCCTCAGCCATCAGACGAGCCTCACGGATAGTCTTGTCAACTAGGCCGTCACCACCAAGACCATCGGCGTAGTACTCAAGACCGCGACGAGCTGCAGCTCTCATGTACGCTGGTGCTTCCTGATTGATAGCGCGAACCTGCTCAACTGAATCAGTTTCGGTTGGCTCTACCGTCTCAATTTCTTCAAATTCCTCAGCCACCATCTCTGGGCGAACAATCTTCTCCAACTTGAAGACATTCATAATCACATACTTGTCCGTAGGCACAAAAATGCCATCTTCTTCGTCATAAATGCGAACAACGGCCATCTGACCGTCCACCATCTCGATTTCAGCAAGGATTTCAGGGTCAAAAATGTTCCAAGTGACGTAATCACCTGGTTGTAGCGAGTCCACAGCTGCACGTTCGCCCTCAAACGGCTCATCATCAGCAATACTGACCGCAACAGCCTGCTTAATGGCTGAATCCTTATCAGTGTGACAACCGACAACGGTGCCTGCTTCGCTAGTTACCGCCCAACCTGACTCACACTCAGGGTTATTTTGCTCGATGTAGTATGGCATTTTATTCCTGCCTCATAACTGATAGTTTGTTGCCATTGATTAGAGCAGTGGCGTTAATTGTTTCGTTAGGTAGCAAAGCCATCTTTAGCTCATCGCCAGCATTTAGCACAAATGAGTTGTTAGTTGTTCCAAGCCAGATGCGGTTGTAGCCATTGTAATGCTCAGAGAAGCCAAGTTGAAAGTGGACATTGGTTGTCTGAGAGCCTGAGTTAGTAAATCTAAATCCATACTCGGTGTTTGGCTGAAGGGTGTGAATCTTTACCGATGACATCTGGCCAGCAGACTGGTTAGAGGCTGGGAGATACTCGGCGCTGATAGCAGTGCCACCTGTGATGCTAGTTGCCGCTTTTAGGACAGCATTGTGAGCATCGGAGTAGTTGCGGTTTAGGTTTCGTGCAGGGATAGGGCTACCAGTGGTCGCGATGGTCGCGCCCTCGATAAGTTCGGCATAAACCGCTGAGGTGTTAGTGACCATCGAATAGAAATCAAACTGTGCGCCTGTCGCTCCGGTGAGCATCGAGAAGTTGACTGTCGCGCCAGAAGTAATACTGAACTGAGCATTGGCTAGATAGATGTAGCCATCACGCGCATACTCAACCACATCAGCAGGCTGAATGTTCTTTAGAACATAAGTAGCGTAATCGTTAGTAGGCGCGACAACAGTTTGAGTTGCCGTACCTACCGAGTAAACCGCTTGTGTTAAAGGCATTAGACCCCGTAAACGCTCTCTGGATCTTCAGGATTGATTTGAGCAACCGACTGCAACTGGTTAGTAGGAACACCAGTGTGAGCAATAGGAGCCATACCGAACGCGGTGAGAGTCTCATTAGGGTCGAAACCAGCGTCAATCAACTTCTTAATCATGCCAACCTTGCCCTCTTCCTCAGGAAGTGAAGCCGCAGCTAGGTTTACATTCGCCAGTGGTACACGGTAAACGTCGCCACCGTCAACAGGTGACAAGTCTTCCAACTTGCGAATATCGTTAATGCTCATGAAACCAGCCTGTGAACCAACAGAGTAGCCCTGAATACGAGTTTGGAAGTCCCCACGAAGCAAACCGTCCACATTAAACTTCAAGAAAGCGTTGTTTGGAAGCAACTGGCTGAAAGACCACTCAAGTTTTTCAATGTACGGACGCAAAGTGTGAACAACGAACTGAATGGCGTTCTGTTCTACCGAAGCATACGACTGAGTGCCAGGAATACCCATCATTGATAGAGGAATGTTGAACAAACGAGCAACTTCTTCTACCGCAAAGCGACGAGACTCAAGGAACTGTGCAGAGTCGTTGTCTACAGAGGTTGACTTATAAGTCGCGCCACCTGAAAGAACACCAGTCTTGTGTGCGTTACGCAAACCCTTGTGACGGCTGTCGAAACCATTAGCCAAAGTGGTTGCCTGCTCCTTGGTGAGGATAGGGCCAGGGAACTCAATAACGCCCTGAGTGGTTGCACCCTGACCGAAGAAGCGAGCTGCGTACTGTTGAAGCGCTGAGGCAACACCTAAAGCGTCTGAGAGACGTGATACACGACTGATTCCCTTAAGAGCGCCTGGCTCTAGTAGGTCAGTGATGTGGATAATCTCGCGTGAAGTCAAAGCCTTGTCTTCGCCAGCATAAGCAAAGATTTTACGACCTTGCCCGTTACGGCTTACGGTCACCTGCTCAGGGTCAAGGACAACAAGGTTAACAATGTCGCCTTGGCGGTCACGGAACACACGAGTGTAAGCGTTACCCGAAACCATCAAAGATACAAGGTTCTGTTGCCAAAAGGCTTGACGGGTGTTATCTACGTCTGGCTGATCTACCCAAGTAGGGCGAGGGCGGTAAGGGCGACGGTTGCCATTGTCACGAATAAACGTGTCCATAGGCAAAGTAGAGATGGTGTCAGAGATTAGGCTGACCGCTGAGAAAAACGCAACAACCTCAAACGCACTCTGAGCGTTAATAGTTACACCAGCGTTGTTTTCGAGGCTTGCTTCTGCGCCAGAACCCCAAACAGTCTGGTACGAAATCGCGCGGTTCTCCGTCAAACGACCCAACATTACTTACGCTCCAAGGCTAGACCAAACAAAACAATCCCTACGCCAGCGACAACAACACCAGCGGGCGGAAACCATAGGCCAACACCAAGAGAAACAACGGTTATTCCAACCGCCTGCAACACAGTAGCCAACATAAAACCACCCTACATAAAGAACTCAGGAATAACCTGTATTTCCATTCTACCTGCCGTTGCTCTATCGACCGCAATGACAGCTGCAACAGCCGCGTCAATACGACGGGCAGAAGCACGGTTTTCCTTGACAATACGCACACCAATGTTGTCTGTTTTAGTCACGGCATTAGACAAGTGACGAGCCAACAACGGGTCACCGTTATGAGTCACACGCTTCTCAGTTACATAGTCAAAGAACTTGGCACACCCCACAACCATACGGCGAGCGCTAGTAGACGGATACTCCACAATAGGAACACCTTGGTCGGCCAAAACTTCCATAGAGCGTTGCCAACGGAACGGGTCACAGGCCACTTCGCGCACACGCGGATACTTGCGACAGAAGTTAAGAATCTCCTCTTCAACCTCAGCAATGTTCACACGCCAAGAATCATCGTGAATGTTCTCATCCTTTTCCCACGCTTTCACCAAGAAAACGTGAGGCACCTCGTCCTCGCCCTTAGGCACAGTAGAACCCACAATGACCGTAGTATCACCAGAGAACGAACCGTCAAAACCCAACACAATCTCATCATCAGGGCTGATCTCCCGTGCATCAGCGCAAGCATCCCAAGTGCCAGTAGGCAACCAACTGATTTGAGACGAAACCCACTGGTTAAGACGCTTAGTACGGAACTCAGCCTCAGGGGTACGCTTCACAGCCGAAGCAAAGTCCTCAGCCGAAACAATGTCACCATAACCAGGGTTAGCAATCTCCCACGACGCAGGGTCACGGTGATCCATCTCCTCAGGAGCCTCCCACCAAGCCATGAAAAAGTTAGGGTCTTCCACTTCGCCAGAAGCCACACGCTTGCCATAGTTGTACAACGAATAGCAGGTAGAGTCCTGACCTGTAGAGTCCGACTTGACACCAGCAGTAGTGATAGCCACCAACTGCCCAATCTTGCCACGGTTACCCATAGCAAGGGAGAACACGTCAAAGATTTCACGGTTCTTGTGAGCATGAAGCTCGTCCATGATGACGCGCGAAGGGTTCAGGCCCTCCTTAGAGTACGCCTCAGCAGACACAACCTTAAACACAGAATTAGTGCTAGGCACAAAAATAGAGTCCTTGTACACGGTCACAAGGTCAGCAAGCTCAGAATCCTCAACCATACGCTTCGCTTCACCAAACACAATACGAGCCTGCTCCTTTTCAGCAGCTACCGCAATAACCTCACCACCGTTAATTCCCTCAGCGATTAAAGAATAAAGCCCAATAGCTGCCGACGACAAAGCAGACTTGCCATTCTTACGAGGCATACCAATCAACGCCGTCTGAAACAACAACCCGCCATTAGCATCACGCGCATACAAACGCTTCAAAAGTTCCTGTTGCCAATCACGCAACCTAAGCGCCTCACCAGCGGCACCAGCAATACCATCTTTACCAATAGAGCCAAACGTCTCAGCAAACTCAATAGCAAACTCACCATCACCCTGAGCAATACCCTCAGCAGGAACAGGAGTCAGATGAGCCGGAGGCCAATTAGCCATTAGCCTTAGCAGCCTTCTTCGCCATCAACTCTTCCAACTTGCTCTTAGTCTTAGCCGACACCAACCCAAGACGAGTACGGTCAGCAGGGCTAAACCCAAGCAACCCCAAATTAGAGCGCATCTCCTTTTCCAACTCATGCAAACCCATAGTAATCACACGGTCAGCAGGATTCACCCACCACAACTCCTGCAACTTAGCCCGCCTATCCATCTGCTCACACACCAGTTGCACCAACGCAGTATCAGTCTTAATGCTGATCCACATCTCACCAGCACCAAAGATAGAATCCCAAAACTGCTTACCATCATCACCCAAAGGACGCAAAGGCTCCACATAGCCATACTCCAAAGGAGCAATAGCATCATTTGTACGCATCGCACGCTTGCCAGGATTACCCTGCAAAATCTTGAGTTCAGCAGGTTTAGGAGGATTAGCCATACCCCCCAGCCTAGCAGGAATCAAAGGTTTCCAACTGCGGAAATACACGCAGTGTTGAGATAGGGGTGTCGGGGTCGGCACGATTTGGGTCTTTGACCCGTCCCCGGGGGTAGCCGTACGGGGTGCCTATGC